TCCGTCTAGGTCACCGGCCTTTAATCCTTCATTAACTAATGTCATCTAAACTACTTAAATCTCCAGGCGCCTGGTCTGTTGCTTCTTGGCTCTCGATCTCGTCCTTGCCGTGTTTGAAATTACCAATTAATGCTTTTGGCATTTTAATTTCTACTATCCAAATATCGTGGGCGTCTATCTTGCCCTTGGTTGTGCCTGGTCTGTAATCTGCTGGAGTTTTGATCTGTCTTGGTTTCATTAACTCGTCTTTTTTATATGTGACTTTACAGCCTCTGTCCAACAATCTCTTGCCTCCCGCAGGATCTGGCATCTTGTCTGCTGGCCACATGAATGAACATGTGACGAAGTGTCTTGAATCCACAGGACCTGAAAGCAATTCACCTTCTGCCCAGTTCTCAAAGACGTACACGTCCAGTTCGTCTACGACCCTCTCGAAGTCTTTCAATATGCCCAGAGTAGGGCCTACCGCGTATAACGATTGTACGTTTTTGATTATGTCTAAGACGTCGTGCATAGTTCTTATTTATCCTAAATATCTGTGTTGTAAAATATGCATACTTAATCTGGAAATTTGATCTTAAGTATTTGTACATGAGTCGGAAACAAAGACACATCAAATTGCAATCAATCACAACCTATGAGGAACCTTATGCTATCATCAAACGGCCTACAAATGCGACCTTTATTTCAACGGAAATTATGGAAACTAATGAGGAAGAAACGAGTGTACGACAAGAGAGTGAGCTTGTACATGCAGAATCAAGATTGGCTTAGGATAAGGAAACAGAAGGACAGACGTAGACGTAGGGTGTTAACTAGATTATGGAAGGCAAGCCAATTGGCCATGCTCAAGAGGATTTACAATCAGGCTATTTGATAAAGGCATCTATCGCTTCGGCGTACCACTGTCTGTAGTGCTGTTCGATACGTTCGAAAGGGATCTGATCTCTCTGTGCTATAGGGATACCTGGTAGGTCATTCTTAAGGACCTCTTTGTTGATCAAATCAAGTACCACTGTGTACTCTAACATTTTTCCTGGACCTATTTTCTTCTTTGAAAGTTCTACAAATTCATCAAACTTCTTGTCTGGTTTTATTATGTACTTCACACAGAAGAATCTTTTCTTGTTGTGTTTACTACCCATTTTGTAACCTCGCTAGTTTTATCATTACACTTGCTAAATTTATTTCAGGATCAGCGACGAATGAATGGTCCACCAATCCTTGCTTGATAATTAGCACTGCCTTGTCCTGTGCGTCCTCATCTTTGGATATTATTTCCAAGTTGTCATACAACCATCTGTATATCTCCTCACACTCTTCTGGTCTTGCCTGGGCACACACAAGTTTCCTTGCTTCTTGTATCTTGCCCTGCTTGAACAGATCCACCATCTGCAGTCTGTAGTCCTGTTGTCCTGAATCACCCGATGCCGGTGGCATCAGTTTGCCATCCCTTACATTCTGTTGTAGCATGTTGATACATTTCCTTAGATCAGGATAACTCGCTTTCACGTAAGTGTCAAGCACTTCTATGTCCGGCGTAATATTTTCTGTGATAAGAATTTCACAAGCTCTCGCTGTGAATTCTGTCTTGTCGATTGTTTCCATATGGAAGCCTTGACATCTGCTGTGTAGTGCAGGGATCACCCTATTGGGATAGTTGCAAGTCAATATGAATCTCGCTGACGTGTGATACATCTCCATCACACCACGCAACGCCGCTTGTCCGTTTGGACTCATGTAGTCTGCCTCGTCTAACAACACATACTTGTATGCTCCAAATGGCATGATCTGTACGAAGTTGTTGATCTTCTCACGCACAGTATCAACGGAGTTTTCCCTCGAAGCATTTATCTCCAAGATGTCATAACTGCTGACATCCAGTTCTCCGAACAACACCTTCGCCAGTGTGGTCTTGCCCACCCCTGGGGCACCGCTCAATAACAAGTGAGGGATCGCTTTGTCATCTATCCAAGACTGTATCTGTTGACGTTGTGCCTCATCTCTGACCACGTACTCCTTTAGAGTCTTAGGCCTGTACTTCTCGACCCATAATTCTTTCATATTTTTATCCTTTTGCCTTCTAATACTAAAATTACATTGTAGTTGTTTTCTTTCACACTGTCAAGTTTTGCTTTGTTGAGTTTTTCAAGTTTTTTGTCTTTACCGTGATTATTCCATGTGTAATTTCCTTTTACTTCAAAAATCGTGTTATCTATCTTGAAGTCACTGATGTACAACCTTTCTTTCTTGGTAGTAGGATCTTTGTAATAAAAACAAGGACCTCTTTTAACATTGTCTTTAACGTATTGTATTCCGTGTTCCTCTGCTAGTTCTTGTAAAAAGTTGTATTCGTAGTTACTCTGGAGTAGAATACCTGTATCTTCATACGTCCTCCACTTGCCATGATTATCCCACGGATTCTTAGCCCAATGTCTCCTCATGGTTTTTGCTAATTTTTTATAATGCCCTTGTTTTATTCTTGTAGCAGTGGCTTTCTTTGCTTGTATTTTGGTCATTCCTGAAGCCACTCTTGTTGCCAGACTTTTACGGCCAGCACTTAAATGGTCAACATTCTCACTGAAGTTCTTTCTTTTTTCGGGACAACTATTATAATGTTTTGAACAACATAACACACCACTCCGGAATCTGTATTGAGCTGTGTTGCCACAACCATACGCACAAGTCTCTTTGGTTTGTATGCTAGTCGTATAAGGTTTATGATATTTCATACTTTGAATAGATAGTATTTTCTACCCAAAGTTATTTATGATTATTTTTTGATTCTGTGTAAGATATTTGTCAACTAGTCTTCTAACAGTGTCTGCATCATGGCCCAGTGTCCTATGATGTTGCTACAATCCAGTTTGAAGCCAAACTCCCTGTCTATGTCTCTCAGGATTTTGTTGGCCTTTGCCATGCTCAATCCTGCGTTGGCTGGTAATTGTAGTGCGTTGATTGTTTTCTTTTTAAGTGCTGTCGCGGCCTGTACCCTGTGCCATCCATCTGTCAGCAGGTAGTAGCCTGAATCCTTTATGGGTGTGACCAGTATTGGATCCCAGGCGCCTTCTTTTTTCAACTTGTTTATCCATGTTCTCTTTTCTTTGTTAAGAGGACGAACTGCACCCAGTCCCATCTCTGCCATGGTGACTAGTTTGCTTATTTCTACTATTACTTTTTTGATCTTAATTGGTTTCATACTCTATGTTATTGATGTCCTGTATTATCTGCCATTCTGGACCATTTGGCAGTGGCTTCCTGGATGGGTAATCATTCTCGTCTGATATCTCTCTGTACCTGTTGGCACAAGGTGGACCACAGAATGGTCTGATTATCCTTTTATCATACTTGGTGTCGTGTAGGCTGTCGTACCAGTAAATTGCGTTGTCGAAAGTTTTCTTGCAGACGTAACAGTTATGCGATCTCTTAATCATTGCCCGGCAGTTTGGTCATCTGTTGGGCACCACCCATGTTGATGTATCCTGCCTGCTTCGAGTTGAACTCTGGTTCGTCGTCTGAGACTAACAGGATGTCATTCTCGTCTATCATCCTCACTTCTAGTTCCGTGCCCTGTTTCTTGACTTTGAATCCCCTACTCCAACGTCCATGCGATACCATAATCCACTCTCCAACTTTGACGTCTTCCTGTTGATCACCAATGGCATAGACCTTGCCCCATCTAGGATGGATTCCGCCCTCCGATCCGTCATCGTCTGTTAATATGATTCCGCCCTTGGTCTTTGTCTCTCCAAAGTGCATGTCTGAAACTAGCACTCTCTTCTTAAGGGGTTTGATATCGTTCTCAACGGTGTATTCCTTACCACCGTGTGATCCAAAACCTTTTGCTTGTAAATCTTCTAGTTGTCCCATTATAGGAATATTTTAACAGATTTATTCTAATCCGTCAAGTGCCGCATCTATGCCTTTTTTGGCTGTGCTCTCTGCTTTGGGTTTAACAGTCTCGGCTGTTTTCGCAACAGATACCGATTCAACCTTCTTAGGCTGTGGTGCCACTACTGTCTTGGGTGCTGGCTTTGATGCCACGGGTGTCATTTTCTGTACGGCCTTCACTGGCTCTGCCTTTGGCGCTGGCATTGGTTTACCTTTGCTCGGCGTGTCACTGACCATGCCTTTTGGTTGTTCGTAGTACTTCTTGATAACTGCTTCCTTAGTGGTTACTATCTGTCCGCCTGCCCCTAGTACATCTCCCTTGGCGTTTACGTTCATGTTACCAACTGCCTGTACAGACTCGTTGGCCGCTCTAAGTTTTTCTATGTCCACCATACGTCCTTGCATGGTTCTGTACATTCTTTTTCTGGGTGCTCTTGCTACCATAATAATATGCTCCTATTATAATTACTTATCATCTCAAAAATTCAGTGATATCTAAATTGTACAGCATGGGATTGATCTTGTGTACTCCTATTAAGAATAAACAGAAACTGGCCACGCTTGATCCTCTCCCTACACCCCATACAATGTTGTTTGCTCTCAACGTGTCGACAAAGTAAATTAAGAACTGTAACACACGTATGAATTGTTTCTTCTCAAACAGATCATATTCCATCTGCACTTGTAATTTCTCCTCATCGTTCTGACATTTATCAAGCAACCATTCTAAGACATTTATTTGGTAATACTTCTCAGGCATGTGCCAGGTGTCGCAGTTCTCCTTGTCAAATTCTGCAGGTTTTGGTCTCTTGGGTGCTGTGTTGATCACTGGTAGATCTATACCCAACTCCTTTAGGCTGTCTGAATACTTGTCTATGTCGTTAAAGTAGAGTTTTGATATGTCAAAGTCTGGATCTGTGTACAGTAAGTCGATAACATCCTCTTCTGAGAATATTACATCACCGTGATCATTTATCTTTGTTTTTGTTTTTGTCTTTTCCGCCATCTAAAACCTTTGGTTGGAACTCAAACACTTTAGCATGATAGTCGTGGGTCTTGTCAACAGGAATATTTTGATTGTTCCAACTGAAGTGTCCTGTGTAGATTCCTTTGTCAAGCTCTTGATCATATGTTGCCGTGTCTGCCCTTAACCACCATGGATCAAATTTACTGTATTTCGCTGAAAACCAATCGGGTCTATCTAACAGTATAAGCTCTTTGCTGTCTTTGTCAACCTTGTAGGTAATACCATCGCCCTGCCATGATGATAGTTCGATGTTATTAATAGTGATGACAGAATCTAAAACCGAGTTTGCTTTACAGAAACACACCGCGGCCATGATCTGGTCATAGGGAGGTTTTGGTAATTCAATGAATCTGTTTGTAGAATTTTTCTTCAGTGTATGGTAGAGAGGTTCGTCTCTCCATGTTGTAATAGTGTTTGCAAAAACCTGATCGAAAAGATTTTTTAGTCTTTCAAAATAATCAGTCTGTTCTTTTAGACTTGCTGTGTGTGGCGTGAGAGAAATGTTTAGATTGTATTCATTAGAGAATAGTTCACCGTCGACTATGATTATGCTTTTGAATTTTGTCTTCCAAGTAAAAGTGTTTGACATCAAAACTATTTACTAGTCGATGTTGACCAGGTCGCCTAGGTCTGGTTCGTTCCTTAACTTCTTGTTGTTCTTGTGCCATTCCTCGATACGTTTCTGTCTGACTGCATCTTGGTATGTCTTAAGTGCTTGTTGAAGATTGAAAAGTAACTCTGGATTCCTGCCACGTCTCGCGATTGCAACTTTTCTCGACAGTTCTTTGATACGTTTGGAGATGTCCTCCTCGGACATGTTGCCTATTTCTTCTTGTAATGGATGGAAGTACATATGCCTCCTTAATTATTATACGTATTGTTTACCAAGTTGGTGCATCAATACTGTTGTGCCACCGTCTGGTGACATGAATTCGAACAAAGCTCTCCCTAGTCCTATTGTGATTTGGTCTGAAGTACCGTCACTGCCAGTTACATTGTCTGCTTTGATCACAGCAGTTGGAAAAGTCAAGATACCTGTTGAGGCTGGCGCCACTGTCACGTCTAAGATCATTCTACCCAATGCTCCTGTTGGGAAGTTAGTGAATGCAAACGTGGTATCTGCTGTTATAGTTAAAGTTTGATAATGACCATTCTCGTGATTCAATGTAACACTGCCACTAGACACACTGCCGTGTGCATAGATAGTTTCTGACGTGTCTTTGAACTTTGCTCTTGAAACCTCGTTGTCTGTGAAATTACTGGCGGCATTTAGATTGGCCTTGTTTGTCTGCATCTCCTCTATCTCGGTTTTGCTTTCTATGAAATTTTGTTTAATGGCACTGAAGTTGTCTCTGAATCCTTGAGAACTGTTGTCCTGCCCTGCAACGGGAAAAGTTGGACTTATATTGCTTGGTACTATTTTACTTGCCATTATTGTATTCCTTTGTCTCTAAATTTAAGATATTTATCGTTGCTTCTCTCCACCTTTATAATAGTGCCTGCTGACGGTACTTCTTTGGTAAAAGTTATTGTTGTTTTGTTTGTACTGGTATTGTAAGATAGTGAAATGCCGTATTCATGGTCGGCTGATCTCAATTCTGTATCTGCTGTTGGATTAAGATGACCGGCAAATCCAGAAGCAGTCCACCCCTCACCTGGTAATACTGTTGCAGTACCTTCTTTGACCAATATATCTTCTTGGTGTACAAGTTCGTCAACCACAAATGCTGTTGTTGTGCCGTCCGCTGTGAAGGTTTCTGTCGCTACCTTGCTCTTGCTCACCACATATCTATCTATCGTGAACGCTATGTTCTTGAAATTTAATGCCTTGTCTTCGATCCTTTTCTTAACCAACCCCGATGTTCCTGGTTTACAGTAGCAGATCGGAATTGCCATTACATACCCTAATGGTGCCAGGTCGTCTGACTGGGTGGTTTTCATCCACAAAGGAAGATGGTCCCATTCTTTGTGTCCCAGGCTCTTCATTCTTGACCTCATATTCGCCACTGCATTTGGATACAGGGTTTCTATAAATCCAAGATCTGCACTCAACTGATTGGCGTATCTAACTTTGGATCCTGATGTACTGAACGAAAGTCCTCCGTCTGTGGTTACTTCGTACTCCACGACATCTGCAGTGGCATTCATGGTGGATGCCCTAGGTCCTAATAATGGTTTTGCTATGGCATCTCTCAATTTTATCGAACTAGAAACGGATTGCCCGTTTTTGTTGACCATGCTATCGTTTATCTCTATGTAAACCACTTCGTATTTTGTAGTTGTGCCTTCTTTGGCCACAGCAGTCTTTAAATCTCCAAAGTACAAAGTCTTGGGAGAGTGGTTTTGTTCCATCTGTTGTTGTAACGTCGTCAGCGTTTGTGCTTCTAGACCTGACATCATTAACATATCCGGCTTGACCGTCATCCCAAAGTTTGTGTCTTCTGGTCTGTATATATTTTCAACAGAGTTGATGTTTGGATCTTGAGCTATACTGTAGAATATGTTCTGATCAATGAATGATGTTGCATGTCCTGACATGTTTCCGTATTCTATCTGCGTGTATGGAATATCTATGTTTAATGTGAATTCTTTTGATGTTGCCAACGACTGGTATTGGTCACTAACAGAAGCCGTGAATGTGTATGCTCTTGTCGAGTCTGTGAAGTCACTTGGATCTATTGTTCCTACAAGATTTCCCTGCTCTGACAGTGTGATACCAGGTGGCAAAGATCCGGATGTTTTTGTATAACTCAGCACTCTATTAGTCTCTTCTGCCACTGCTTCTAGAGATAACAAACTTGGTATGTCGGCTTTTAATGTCCCGATCACTGTTGGTGTGGTAAATGCTATTCCTATATCCAACTCACCAATCACTTTCATGGTGAATGCTTGGTCTGTGAATACGTTAATGCCTGTACTGATCACCCGATTAGCTCTGACAGTGAATGTATAGTCAACTTCTATTGCGGCCTGTCTGGCCAATTGCCCGTACAGTTCACCTGAATTGATGTCTATAGATACCCCTGCCGGCAATGAGCCTGACTGTATCGAATATTCTAGATCACCTTGTGTTGGATCGAAATCCTCCACATCAATTTTTATGACCAAGGCATTGTCATGTCTGAATGTACCAAGATCTGAACCTGTCCTGAATACAGGTCTCCTGTTTGCACTTAGATCCATGGTCAGTGCCGAGCCGTCCATTTCAGTTTTGTCTATGGTGATTGCTGTGTTAGAAACTCTCCAAAAGTCTGCACTGTATACAAATATACTATTGTTCTGTTCAACAAAACTGGTACCATCAGATACCCTGATTATGAAATCAAAATTTTTGCTTATGCTTTTTGTTGTGACAGTACGGTCAAACGTGCCGTCGAACTCATCATCGTTGCCACTGCCATCATATCCTCCACGCACTCCAAATCTTTGATCATCTGTCAGTGCGACTATACCAGATATCAGTCCTGCCTTGCTCATGGTCACACCTGGTGGTAGTGATCCTTGCACTATCTCATACACAAGAGACTGGCCTGCACGTGTGTCTGTGTCTGTGGCCTGCATCTGAAGTGATATACTGGAGCCATCAATTACCCAGTAGAGTCCAACACTGGTAGAGTCATCCAGTTGCAGTTGTCCAGATGCTGTTGTGAACGTGGGTGTGTCCGCACCTTGAACATCTAATGAAAAAGTCCTGTCTGTGATAGTGGTACCGGCCGTGGCTCGCACGACGAAGGTGTAAAGAGTTCTTTTGGCAACCTCAGCCGGAGTACCTGTCAGTAGGCCTGTGGATGTTACCTGCATTCCTGCGGGTAGGCTTCCTGCTATCACGGAGTAAGCGATGGCCGTTGAATCGCTAGTGTTCGCTTCTAGTTGAAGAGAAAATGACGCTTGTTCGTCTATAGTTGCAATTTTACCTGCCGTGGTTGTCCACACTGGTGTTGCCATTACTGTACTCCTTACAAGGGTATTTATTGGCGATTACTGGCTATTATTCTGTGTACGAATCCAGTGTTCTAGTTGCTGTCGGAGGCCTTCACATGTGATTTTGTCCTGCTCACGTCGTATGGCCTCCTCCAAGCGTTTGATCTCGGAATGTGCAGTCTTATGCCTATTACGGTCGTTGTAACGTCTTCTCATGTTTGCCTTGTTTAAGGACTATGTGTTTGTATTACTACGCTTGATCGTAGAATGGAATAACCCTTAGGGTTCCACCAATCTTTATCTTGATGTAACCTGTTGGTGTAGCCGGCAGTGCATCTCCACCACCTGCCGATCCCACAGTTGTCTGTGTGTCGGTCCTGATGTCCAAGTAACCTGTTCCGTCTGTGTCCAATTGTAAGTCAGCATTTGACACATGGGTAGAAATCTTGTTGTCAGTAATAGAAACTTGATCAAGAACAACAGATCCTGTACCATTTGATTCTATTACAACGTCTTCGTTGGTTACGTTGGCCTGTATTTTTGAACCTGTTTCCATGAATAAAGTATTATCAATCATCGCTGATGCTATAGACATGACTCCTGGTACTGATACAGTTCCAGAATTAAGTGTGATTGCACCTGTTCCGTTTGGACTTATTATCAGTCCACCGTTACTATTAGTTGTGCTGATAGTGTTGGTATCAAATCTGATGTTATCCACATCTGCTTGTCCTGTGATTGCAACATTTCCGGTAATAGTTTGTCCAACTGTGGTCATAGCATTCTGGATGTCCACCACACCACTTCCGTTGGCCGAAAGTTCAAGGTTGGCATTTGTGGCATTTGTTGTGATCTTGTTGTCTTTGGTTCTAACACCATCAACATCTAATTGTCCTGTGATTGTTTGTGTTCCTGTTGTGGCGATGTCCGCAGTGTTTAGTGTTCCTACCACTGTTGCGTTTGCCAGTATCTTCGTGTGTCCTGAGCCACTGCCGTCTAATTCTAGATCTGCGTCTGAGGCGTTGGCCTTGATAGCGTTGTCATCTATTGTGACACCATCGATCGCGATCGCACCAGTCATGGTTGCCGCATTTATCGTTGGGTTGGTTAAAACTTTGTTTGTTAAGGTTTGAGATCCTGTAAGAGTAGCCACTGTTGAATCTATTGCAACAGTGACAGTATTATCTGTACCTGCTGTCGTGATACCAGTACCACCAGAGAACTGCAAACTCTCAGAGTCCAAGTCGATTGAAAGTGTTGTTGAGTCATCACATGCGAAGTCTAAATCCTGTGCTGTCACCTGTGCATCAACATAAGTTTTGATTGCACCCTGCGTGGCCAATAGTGTCGCACTTGAGCCCAATGTACCGTTGTCTATGCCTGTGACCGTTGCACCTGTCGCCAGTGCCAGAGATGTTCCCACGGCCAGTGTAGATCCAAGTGTTGTGGCACCGGTTACGTTCACTGTGCCTGTTGTCTGGATATTGTCTGCTAGTGTAATCTGTGTTGAATCATTGGAACTTATTTGGCTTCCGTTGATTGTGATTGATCCTAAGTCTATGTTTCCTGTGCCATTTGGTGTGATAGTTACATTACCATTTGTCACGCCTGTAGTGATTGCAAAGTTGTTTACATCTAGATTTGCATCAAGTGTGTTGATGTCGTTGTCACCACCGTAAAGTTCTACGAAATTGTCATTGATCTTGTCAAATGCTGTTCTTAACGGATCGCCTGTGCCGTCATTTGCACTTGATCCTATGTTTATTGGTTGTCTTGCCATTTTTATAATTCCTTTTGTTACAGATATTTATTGTAAATTTTATAAACCTAATGTAATTATTATATGTCTATCGCTATACGCTGGAATTTGAACACTGTGCTATCGTCGGTTATGTTAGTGACCTTAACCTGCACATTATCACCACTAATTGCAACGGAATATGTTGCCAGGCCTGTCGCATGATCGCTCACTGATCCAAATGTTGATATGTACGCTGTAGTTCCGTCATGTATCACGTTGGCTTCCACTAATTCAAATCTGCTGTTTGTGGCGTCTGTGGCAGATATAAAGTATTTTGCACTTCTGTACACTGTTTTATCAAACGTGTTGAGAACACTAGTTGTTGAGCTGGCCACTGTTGTTGTGGCATCTGCTATGTCTGAGTGATTCAATGTTGCACCCGCGGTGGCGAATGAAAGTGTTCCTGCCCCGTCTGTGCTTATAAATTGTCCACTCGAGCCATCTGTGGTCGGGAAGGTAAATCCACTTACTCTTACACCCCCTGAACCATTACCTGTCAGTTCTAGATTGGCGTTCGATGCATTTGTTGATACAGTGTTGTCTGCTATTGTTATACCATCGATTGTCAAAGATGCTGTAGTATTCAATGATGTGAACGAACCCGCCAAAGGTGTTGCACCACCTATGACTGTGTTATCAATAGCACCGCCATTGATATCTGCTTTAGCGATTACAACTTGTCCTGTTCCAGCAGGTGCAATAACAAGATCCGAGTTGGACTGTGTGGTTGTGATCTCGTTATCTGTAATATTGATATTAGAGTCAACAGTTAAATTTGCTACCACTACAGAACCAGTACCACCCGGTGTAAGGTTGATATCTGCGTTTGAACTTGATCCTATGGTGTTATCATTGAATGTTAGATTGTCTATTGTTGTTGTGCCAGCAAGACTTGTTGTACTTGTAACTGTGAGTGTTGACAACGTTGTTAGGCCAGATGGAACAGCAAGAGTAGAACTCATGGTTGTTGCACCCGTAAGTGTTGATATACCAGATACATTTAAAGTGCCGTCCACAATCAAATTCTCATTGATGTTTATTGCTGACGAATCATCTGAACTGAATGAGGTACCATTGATTTTTATAGCACCAAACACAACCGAACCAGTACCGTTTGGTATCAAATTTATGTTATCATTAGTCCTAGTGCCTTCTATATTGTTGTCATTGATACGTATTGCTGGAAAAGACACAGAACCTGTTCCGGCAGGAACAAAAACTATATCGTCGTTTGTTCTTGTGGCACTTATCTCGTTGCCAGTAAAGGAAAGATTTCCTGAGAATAAAGGTGAAGCATACAGTTCAGTGAAATTGTCATTGACCTTGGTCATTGCTGAACGTAAATTATCACCTGTTCCGTCGTTAGCGTTTGATCCTATGTTAAGTGTTTGTTGTGCCATGTCTATACTGCAATTACCCTTCTTATAACTTTGACCACGTGGTCGTTAGTGTTATTTATTGTGCCCCTGAGTCTTAGATTTCCGCTGTCTATATCTGCTGATACTGTGATAAGTCCTGTTGACGTTCCCACGTTACCAAATGTGCTTACATATGCAGTTGACCCGTCATGAACAACATTTGCTTCAAAAATTTCGTAGTTCCCACCAGTAGCATCCACCACCTGAACATTATATTTGGCTACCCTGTATGTTGATGCCGATACAGAATCAAGTGTTGCTGATGCCGATGAGGTTCCTCCTGGTCTGGCCAGGCTCACTCTGTATGCGTTCACAGTTGTTGAACCACCCGAAGTGGATGTTGCTGAAAGTGTCGTGGTAGATCCTGCGTGTCCCACGGTCAATAGAATTTGATCTGTGCCTTTTGATGATGTTAATCCGTATTGTGACACGAATGCATTTGTTCCGTCACTTACAACTGCCGCTTCGGTTATCGCTGAATGTCCTTCTGATGCGTTGTGCGAAACTATTACATAGTGTGCCGCCTGGTATGACCCAGTGCTGAAAGTATCTAGTGTTGTGGTTGCACTTGAAACTGTTACATTTCCTATCACATTTATGTTTGTTGAACTTCTGTCTGCTTCGTTGTCTGCCAACCTAATTCTGTATGCGTGTACCCTCAAGTTTGTTTCCAATCCTGCCGCTTTCAGTTCAAGGTTTGATCCGTTGATGGCCGCTGTCAATGTTATCAGGTCATTGTTACCTGTGTTCACTACATTGTACGTTGAAACAAAAGCATCTGTGCCATTATGTACCACTGTTGCCTCACAGTTCATTAATTCTGTCTTAGATGCGTTATTCACGGAGATGTAATACTTGGCACCTCTGAACGATCCATGTGCCCAACTGTCAATCACTTCACTGGCACTGTCAACGTCTGTGTTTATTACGACTGCCGCTTCATCCTCGCCTGAGTATCCTGTTGAGTCATCGTCTCCTAACCCTATCCTGTAAAATGCAACACTGTTCTCAGGTGAACTACCTGTGCCCAGCAATCTCACTGACCCACTACTGATGTCTGCTGTGCTTATTAAGTGATTGTTGGTTCCTGTCTTTACGTCTATGGAAGTTGTTATGAAAGCATCTGTGTTGTTGTGTACAATAGAATGTTTTGTGACTTGTAATTCGTCGCTGGCATCATCTCTGTTCACTGCTAGGTACCATGCACTGTCATACTTGGAGGTGGCCCAACTGTCTTGCCCGACTGTGCCCGACTCTATCCTGTTGTGTGTTCCTGTCGCTGTTACATGATCTATTTCTGTCAATGATGAAAAAGATATCGTCGTGGAGTTATCTTGTATGTCCGATACTCCCAGTAGTATGGGCGAAGTGAACCATGACAGTTGTCCAGAACCATTTGTACGTAGTACTTGTCCGGTCCCCCCATCTGCGTTGGGTACATTTATGCCATTGATCTTTACATATCCAGATCCGTTCGCTTTGAATTCTATGTTATCATTTGATCTGTTTGCTGTAATGACGTTATCCGTGATAGTAACACCATCTGCAGTAACGGAAGGATTTGTTATTGAAACAGTTGTGAACGTTCCTGCCGCGGGTGTCGTTCCACCTATCACAGCATTATCTACAGTTCCTTGGTTCATGTCTATTTTTGATACTTGTACGGAACCAGAACCATTTGCAGACAAAACAAAGTCGTCATTGGATCTTATCACTTTTATAACATTGTCAGTGAGATTAATGCTCGAATCTATAGTCAAGTTGCTGACATTGACCACACCTGTTCCTCCTGGTGTAAGATTAAGATCAGCGTTGGAACTGGTTGCAATAATATTATCGTTAAACGTCAAGTTGTCTATGGTTGTTGTTCCTACAAATGATGACGCTCCTGATACCGCTAACGTTGAAAGTGTAGCAGTGCTTGAAACATCCAAAGTAGATCCTAAATTCACAGCAGTATCGAACGTCGTAACGGCAGAGTTTAACGTGCCGTCCACTGATAATGCCTCGTTGATATTTACTGCCGTGGAGTCCGCCGCACTTATTGAAGTGCCGGCAAATCCAATACCATCAATAATCAAAGATCCTGAACCATTTGGTACGAACTTTAAGTCGTCGTTGGTACGTAAACCCTCGATATTGTTGTCATTAAACCTTATTGCCGGAAAGGTTACTGATCCTGATCCAGATGGTTTGATCACTAGGTCGGCGTTTGAAGCAGTTGTACTAATGTTGTTCTGAATTACATCTATGTCTGATATGACAGACGGCCTTGCGAAAAGTTCCGTAAAATTGTTGTTGATCTTGATCCCAGTTCCTCTGATAGTATCACCTGTACCATCATCAGCCTGTGCTCCGATGTTGATTACTTCCTGGGCCATGTTAGATACTCGCTAGTGTGATCTTTTTCCAGATTACTGTTGAACCATCGTAGTTGGCTGTGCAAACATACAAGTTAGTTGCGTCCCAACTGATCGAACCTGCCAGGTCACCTGTGTTTCCTACAGCAGTTGCAGTTTTCGTGGTCTTGATCACAAGTCTATCTGCTTCTATCTGTACCTGTCCTGTACCATTTGGATCCAGTATTATGTTTCCATTTGTATCGGCACTCAATAGGGTGTTGCCTGACATCTGTAGGTCACCGGCTAACTCAGCAAAATTGCTATTGACCTTGGTCATAGCGGTACGTAATGTATCTCCTGTTGCTGGATTTCCTGCTGTTCCTGTGTCTATTGTTAATCTTGCCATAATGTGTTATTCGTATTTATTAAATAGTAATATGTTCATAGAAACCCTAAAAACAATGAAGTTGTACAAGAGGGAGAGCAAACTGGGTACCATGCACAACTATCACAGGAAGAACCTGATCTATGTGTTCAAATGCGATGCCTGTACAGAGACATTCATGAGGCCCAAGAGCAAGGTTGATCCGGATCGTGCCTCAAACGACTACAAACACGTGTGTAATAAATGTGATTCAAAGAAGTTCGCTCAAAGCGTAGGTGTCAAGATGCGTAAGGTGTATCAGTTGGACGCCAGCAGTACCAAGACCCTATAACTGTTTCCACTTGATGTCGTCACGTGATCCTGTGATCCATCTCTGTAGGTCAGCGTATATGCCGCACTTTATATTTGGTTGATCAAAGTACCAACGCAGGAACGGATTGCTTTCCAGGTATTCTTTTCGATTTATGAAATAGAAGTTTGTCCCGGGAAATTTCTTAAATGTTTGCCTGAGTTGAAACATCCATTCGTACTTCAGGTAGGCTTTCATGCTTTCACGACCTGGGTAGTTGATTGAATTCTTATAGATGTTGTTCTGTATCCTACTTGGGGTATCCATCTCCCATTGCTGGGCACCCATTATGTCGAACGCCATTATGACAACGTTCCTGATGCCTGACTCTGCGGCCATCAACACAGCACTACAACCAGACCCCCGTGCTTTAGAGAAGTCGTTGGTTTTTATCTTGCCACCTTTCTTGATGTCACCACCACGCCATACCTTGTAGATCTTAAGGCCTTCGGGTATATCGTGTTCATGGTCGCCTTCACAGATGTAATTCCATTTGCTAATATCATCCGGACCGTGTATACGTGGAGACTCCTTGCCATGGTTGTGCCACTGAGCCAGTTCCTCGTACATGGGAGGATTTACTGCCACTATGTGGTTACATAACATTGGATGATCCCTGTAGATGGCGTTACATCCATATATCACACCATGTCCCTTTAAGTTATCTATTGGAAAAATATTTCTTGATTCACCGTTGCCTATTATGAAAGCGGTATCCATTATACACCAAATGACTCTCCACATCCACACGAACTTGAACTGTTGGGATTGCTTATCTCAAACTGTGAGCCAAATGTTTCTTCAACCCAGTCAATTTTTGTTCCTGCAACGTAAAGCATAGAAGTTTCGTCTACTACAAATCTACCTGTGTGCCAATCTTCCACGTGGTCATCTTTACCTATGGACTCTTTTGTGTTTGCGAATCCCCACTCGTATTTGAAACCTGCACAGCCACCGCCCAGCACTGCTAGACTTACTGCATACTTGCCGGGATTCTTTTCAAGCAACTTTTCTATTTGATGCTTTGCCTCTTCTGTAATTTCAAACCATTTATGATTTTGGTAAACTTCCATACTATTAATTATCAATTATCTTTACCACTGTTTTGTATTCCGACAGACATCCAGAATCTCGTGGCGTCTATTTTCTTCTCGAAACTCATGTATGCGTTCTGGTGCTCCCAGTGGTTCTTGGGATCCTCTATCTCGCCCGCGGGTTCGAACCACCAACCCCACTTGCCTTCACAGTTTTGTTGGCACCAGTCTATGCAGTCGCCCATTATGCCATTCGAATTCATATCTACATTGTACTCGAACTGTTGCATGTATCCACAGTCCTCCGGCACCTCGTCTAGCCTAGGATTGTTTCTCTTTACTTTTACTTTGCCGTAACTGGTCATTACTTCCAATGGTCTATTACCCACTGGTCTCCACTTTCCATGGGGTTCGGTGATCCATGGAACACCGCCACTCTATTGTCGGGTTTTATTTTCACAGGTTCCCTGAACCATTTCTTGCCGTCCTTGGTCAGAAGTTTCGTGTCTTTGAGTCCTATCATCTCCCACTTGTATGATCTTATCCATTCGTCTGGGAACCATGTTATGTCATCCTTGGCTCTCTTGGTTATCCAGTCCTGGTCTCCGTGATTCTGTTGCATGATCTGTGCTGATCTTTCTTTGAACTCCGTCCATAGGTAGTCCATTGTGCCTGCCTCCCAACGCATACAACTAGAGTTTGACAGTTTCCAGTCCTTGATCCTGCACCTGTTAAAATCCCTTATGATGTTGAACTTGCCTGGGTTAGTGAACAAAGGATCTATGTTGTCAAAGATGACCACGTCAAGATCAAAGAATAGTATGTTGCCTTTTAGTGGCATCTCCGGAGCGAACATCCATAACTTGCTCCACCACGACTTGATCCATGGATCGTTGGGCAGTTTAATTACATTTATTTCTGGATCTAATCCTGTGGGATCGTCTGTGAGACAGTGGAATTGATAAGGCACTGTGGTGTGCCTTTTGACCATGTTGTATAAGACGTTAGCATATTTGGAGATATACTTGTTGCCCCACTTAACGCATACTACGTGATTCATAACCCTGTTTTAATCCTTCCATCTGTATTTGTTTCCAATCGTCACTGTCCAGTGTGTATGGATAGTTCGTCTCTATAGACGGACCATGTATTGTTCTTATGCTGGTGATATTTAAATTTTTATTCATCACTTCATGTATATGCTGTATTGGAGCATCTGTCCCAAATGTCCTCTGCAGGTCCACTTGCCCTATTTTAATATAACCTAGGGATAACTTGGGATCTCCCCAATCATATCCGTTGTCATTGAGCCACCGCCTATATTCATCCATTTCCTCTTTTTTAAAATCGTGTTGTTCCTCGGTAATGGTCTGTCCCCATTCCACATCAAATTCTCCGGAATAATATTTCTGGTGATTGATCTCTGAACATAATGCATCGGTCATTTTTGGAGCATGTTCGTCTCTGAATACTTCATAAAGTGTTTTGCCCACTTGTGACCAATGTAGGTAGACACCACCTAGTTCTCTGTCGTATCTGTTCTGCTTGAACAATTCAAAATCTTCTTCGTGTAGCGGGTGTCTAGGTGCATTCAGGAAAGTTGTTATCTGGGAAGGTCTCATCCATTCAGGATCTAAGACGTTTTTCCTATCAGCATTTACCCAACTTTCAATCTCGTGGCAAATATTGTTCAGTTGCCTGATAGCATATTTTGTTTTGGTGTCTGCTTGTTTGTAAAAATTAGAAATCTCCCAAGCAGTGCCTTGCAGTTCTTCGAAATATCTATGCAAAGTATTACAGGCTTCATGCTTTAGTCTCTTACCTAAAGTCTTCGTAATATCACCATTCACTGCATTTCCTATGGGAAGGCTAGAACTGTACTGGAAATCGCCTGCATTAAATGGATGTATTTTTTCATATGATGGAGAAAATTTAAAGGAGTTGATCTGTGTTATGCTTAAATTTAATTCTTTGACAAGATGTGCAAGATTCCTCTTTGAATCAGGGAATCCAAGGAAACAGAAATTCTTCTCCAGTATCCTTTCTTTTTTGAGATTGTCTTTGAGTGCCTCCAACCATCTGTGTCCCAATGGCGTGTCGTAGATCTGGAAGTAGTAGGCCTTTTCTGTCAGGCCCACCCTCACCATATCATGTATAAAGTTATTCTTTTCTGTAGATGGCACTGTTGGCTCCGTGTTCCATACATTCACATTCAACAACGTAGCACCTGTTATTCGTGGCCGCCCTGATTATGTCATCAGCGGCATCAAAGGCATGTTTGGCGAATTTTTCAGCACCAACGCCATCGAATATTCTTATGTCGGCGAGATCCAAACCCTCAAGTTCCTTGAATTTGTCTAGGTGTGGGTCATTCTCATCCAAGGCCAATTTGTGATCGAAGTGATTCTCCAGCCATTTCTTCAATGGCTTCAAGCCACCGAAATCCACCGCCCAGTTCTTGTTGTCCAGGTCCTTGCAACCAAATGTAAATTTGAATGCTAATGAGTATCCGTGCAGTAGGTGGCAGTGTGAATGATCTGCGTTGGGTTGTCTGAACACCGCAGATAGTCCTATGTTGTGTCCGTATGTTTTAGTTGAGTAGTAAGTCATCGTTTCTCCTTGCGTTGATGACTTGCAGAGTGTTTAAAGAGGGATGAAAGTCTTGAGTCCTCTTGACCATCAGTTCAACTTCTTGTCCAACTTCTGATCCATGTCCATCTGGAACGCTGTGTCTCTGATGCGATCCGTCAGTTCGTTTGGTATATTTAATTCTCCATCTATTATGCTCTTGAGAAAGTGTATCATCACAGTGAACTCGTTCCTGTTGGAAACGGTCTCTGGATCGATACCGTGTTTCTCCATTGCGTTCAGCATGGCCTCAGACACATCTACAAGGGCAGTTATACTTTTCGAGTGTTTGTCAAAATGTGCCATTACGTGATTATGCTGGGTTTCTTTGGAACCTCGATCTTGCTGAATACTCTGTTGTACTCATCAGCGATCTTGTCATTGATGTGTGCTATTGAAATCAGTTTGTCGATTGCGATGTTGAATGGTTCATCCTGTTTAGCAGTGGAGAAAAATGTACCAAATGCCAATCCTTGTGGACCGTTCATAAGCACAAGTGCCTTCTCGATACTGACGTATCGTGTGTCGGTCCTGCTAAGATATTTTGCGATGACTTCTTCCCCTGAAATCAATTTAAGAGTAACTAGATCTCCATCTTTTATTTTATCAAACATATATCCTTATTATAAACTATCCTATGAGTTTGTCAATGTATTTCTTTAATTCTTTGTCCTGTACGTTCGGTGGAATGTGATTGTAGAAAAATATCTGGTAACTGTCAGACCCGTACTTGCCTATGCCGTGTAGGTCGCTGGCTTCTTTCTTGTCCCACGTGAGATACTGCTCCGTCATCTTTCTTATCCTCTTTGATCTAACCTCCCACATGCCCAACGGTTTCAGTATGTCCTGTTGTGTCTTCAATCTGCCACGCAGATACGCTTCTGGGTTGGGATATCTGGCAAATAATTTTGGTAAGATTATCTTAACATGCTTACGATACGTGAGGTTGAGGCACATAACGCCCACCATGTGTTTCCATCTCTTGTGTGGAGCCTTCAGTTGCTGTTGCACCATCAGGTGATCCACCATTGGTTTGATCATACAGTAATTTTATATTGGATTATTTTTTTGTCAACTGTTTGTTGATGAACTTGGCCATGCCGTCGTAGGTTTCCTGAAACACATTTCCATGTTGGCTCCATTCTTTGGGCATTTCCCAACGATCATGATTTACCACTATCCATCTTGTGTCTGGATCGGAATATCCCATCAACTTGTGGAATTGGTATATCCAGTATGAAGGGTCAACCGGTCTTTTGATGTATGTGTATCCTTCTGAGCCTGTGTACATGTTGTTGATCTTGTCCTTCACCAACGTGTGCAGGTCAAATCCCAACATGAATATTGCCTTAGGCTTGAATGTCAATCCCAACACACCTGCATATGGTCCTGTGCCCCAGTGGAATGGCTCGTCCTGTCTCTTGTCTCCGGAGTAGGGTAACTTTGGAAATTCTTTTACGTTCTGCCAATTCGCGAATTGGCTGGCCCACCTATCTCTGGTGTATATTGTTGTTCCTTTTCCAACTGCATTCACTGCCTGTTGGCACATATGCTTATCAGCACAACAAAGATATTCTGTGACGTAGTCTCTATAGATTGCGTTGCAACCAATTACCGTGCTAAACAATTTCAATGGCGAGAGATCAAATCCCCTACGGGTTTCACCATTGCCTATTATGGAAACATACTTGGTCATAATGCTATTTAATCACCCCTTTAACAGCACACAGACGTCTGCACACTGCTGGTAAATTTGAAATAGGAATAGTTGTACATATCACTCATTTTCGTTGATTAAATGCCATATGGTAAGATATTTGTCCCAGGCCTTTTGCAGTGTAGGATACTTCCTCCTCAGTGCGATGGCCTCTGCTCCCACCATTTCTGACTCCTCGTAAGCGGTCTCCTCATCCTTGGCCTTCTGTGATTGTTCGACCAGGATACGGTCACCGTTTGGTAATTGTTCATACACTGTTTCTCCTCCATCTGGTGAGATATAGATTGGATTGATCTTTCTTGGTTTATTTTTCATGATAGGAAAAATGATTGAATGTGATTAAAATTTTTTATTTTTTCCAATAATTCCGTTTTTGTAAGATTTGAATCCAAACGTGCAAGTTCGATACGCCCAGTCGTAAGCCTTTTGTCATCCGCCATGAATCCTTTTTGTTCTAAATAATTCTTGTGTGTTTCTATGTATTTCTTTTGTTTTTTTATTGTTTCCCGCACTTGCTCATCGCTGTCATCCAATAGATAGCATACACAATCTGCACTGAAGTGTAGATTAGGCACAACGTCATGATGGTGATCGTCATTGTCCTCCGCCAATGACTCGATGTTTTTCCCTACATCACTATACAATGTGTACAATGATCCAAAAATTCTTTTATTGGTAAAAAGATCATAATCATTGCTGTCAAACAACTTTGTCTTTGGAAGGTCGAACCAGACAATTCTTATCTTTGGTGTTCCACTAATGTTTTCACACACATGCACGAACTGATTTATCTCACTTAGATTTTTCCTAAACATTGGTGATTTATTTTTGAATATTGGGTTGTTCTTCCATTGGTCGAGGCCACCGTGTGTTTCTTCAAATATCGCATGTATTTTGTTCAACATATCTTGATCATTTATATCTTCGATCTGTAATCCAAAAACTTTGTGTTCTTCGTCGACTTCTTTCATGAGTCTGTTGAGATTATTTTTTACAAACTCATGATTTAAATCGTTGTTAAGATTATACATGGCCCATGGTTCTGATATTGGATATTGCTTTTGCTGGGCTTCTAGCACCCTGTCTATCCATTTTGATATAAAATCATTTTTCAATAGTTTGAACCGAAGATCAAAGTAATCATTGTAATGGTCTCTCTTAGATAATCGCAGTGTTGCGTATTCCATTAGTAATGTTCCTTGTGTTTCACTCCCAGGTGTGCGTGTCTTATGCCGCCTGGTTTCTCGCTGTCCCCGTCTTTCCTAGGTATAAAATGTATGTGTGGCCAAAATATGGTCTGTCCTGCACACTTGCCGATGTTCTGTCCCACGTTGAACCCATCCATCTTGCCTTCCTTGATCCTGTCTTGTCCCCACTGGAACGCCAGACTGTATGACTTACCTATGTATTCCGCTGTGTTTTCTTTTGCTATGAAAAGCAAGTGTCCGTCAACACAAGGATATCGATCCTCGAACACCGCCGTGTGTTCATTCTCGAATATAGGTGTGCTGTTTCCGACCCAGGTAGATTCTTTGTAATTGTCTATGGGTTCAAAGGGCTTCTTGTAGATAGGTTTTTTGGATTGCATCTGTTTCTATAATTCCTATCTTTATATTACTAGAATTTGGTCTATGTTGCAACCTTATTTGATCCCAAGTTTTGGTCTTTGGAACAGAAGGGTTGTACTCGTGAATATTTAATAGGTTAACCAATGCCTTCCTGACTTTTTCTGCACCTCCGTGCTTCTTACAGGTATCGGATCTGCCCACATGTACGATCTTATTGTTGATTTTTATTTTGTAAACACAATTCAATCTGATCCATTTGATTTTTGGCTTCTTACTGTGTTTGATCTTGAAACCTTCAATTTTATACAGTTCTTCTATGCTGTACCACTTCATGACAAAATTCCTACGAAGTACACACCAACAATACAACCTGCAATCCCAAACACAACGTCGTCCCAACTCCAGTGACCTTTGCTCCATAGGTCCAGTGCTTCCTTTACCACAGTTGCTATCAATCCTAGATATATAAATGGTTGCCAGAACACCGCGAACAGTGTGAGGAACATACCCCAAAAGAAATGCAGTTGCAGATCAAATCTCAGATAGGATAGTATTATTGTTGCTATTTGTTTGTAGAGTAGTTTAATATCTGGCATTCTTGATGCCTAGTTGCTGGAATATCTGTTGTACTTTTCTTGCCTGGAAGTAGCAATCATCCAATGCGTTGTGCAATCCTGTTCTCTTTTCATTGGGATCACGTGGCACAAGAGCAAACAGCGTTCTTGAATCTCTGATCTGCCAGTAGTTCCATGGCACAGGAACTTTCATCTGTGCATAAAAATTTTGTAGTATTGCATAATCAAACAATGGACCTTGACACCAGAACACATCTACTCCCACACACCATTTGTTCAACTGTTTAATAAAATATTTTAAATCAATCCTGTCATGATCACCCAGTGCTTCTTCTCTGACATCTTCCGCTTGTTTGCCCCACCATTCCACAGTCTCCTCCATGACATCTCTACCCATTGCAGTCTGTGAGTCAACATCTATTCTATGATACAAACCTTGTGAGGGTTCAATTCTATTGTATGGATCAAACTTCACGCCACCAACAGTCAGTATCGTGGCATTGGGATTGGTGGATAAGGTCTCCAGATCTATCATTGCGTGAATCATACACAATTATACTATGGAAATGTGGTAATGTCAATTAGACGCTTGAATTGGAATGCTCAGGATGATCAAGACTCAACTGTGCCTTGCCACCGTTGTCTATGTAAGCCTTGTATTCTGCGTAGTCTTTCTCATCTAGGCAGTGGATCTCACCTGCTGATGTGGTATATACATCTCTCATGTATCTGCTGACCGGGACAGCCTGTGCCATACACTCGTCGTAGGTGTTGAATTGTGCCGCATCAAACACTGCCTGGCAGGTGTCTTCGGTGAAACATATAATCATTACCATAAGGAATTTCATACAAATATTTAAATCAACAATGAACGAAGTTATATTGTACTACTTCTTCTTTTTCTGTAAAGTACGTATTTTAGTCTGTAGTCTGATCAGGTCGTTGTCAAGCAGTCTGACCCTGTCTATGAGTTTGATCAGTGTAGCCGATGTTGAAGACAGTTTGGGTGTGATTTCTGTCGTGATAAACTTCCAAAGGAAGTAGATGAAGTATGCTAGGAAGAACACAGCCACAGTTGGGAAACCATAATCGTTTATGAGTGCAACTATGTCCATCTATACTCCTTCCTTTCTAGTATATTGGTAAACGTAATACATTCTCAATCCTTTCGGGCATCGGTCTTGCCGTCCGCTCTGGCCACCCTGTCAGTGTCTATTGGCAGTCCCAGTTGTTCGGAAACTTCCTGGTCAATTTTAAGTATGTCGTTGTTCATTGTCTTGACCCTGTTGTCCAATTGTGATATCACACTCTCGATGAACTTGATCGATGATACTATACCGTTCAGTATGTACCTGATTATGAACAGTATGAACACACCCATTCCCACAGTGGCGGCAATTGGTAATCCTAATTCTGCTACTAATTTAAAAAACTGTGTCATTATATGTGTATTTAACGCACCAAGGTGTACACATTCACAGGTTCGGTTTTGCCCTTGACTGTGATGCTGTCAACGAATTCAAAAGAGAATTTATCGTCTATAACTTTCTTTGTTGCTTCTCCTACTATCAGTGTGTGTCCCAGCGTCTTACTTGCACTCTCCAAACGTGCCGCAAGGTTAACAGAGTCACCTATAACTGAGTAATCAAATCTCTGGTCTGATCCCATGTTACCAACCAGTGCCTCGCCGGTGTTGATCCCTATTCCTATCTTGATGTTTGGTAAATTTTCTGCTGACAACTGTGTGTTCAGCATGGCCAATTCTGATTGCATCTGGGACGCTGTCAGCACCGCCAACATCTGGTGATCCTTTGTGTCCAATGGTGCGTTCCAGAACGCCATTATGCAGTCACCCATGAACTTGTCCACTGTGCCACCATTGGCAATTATGACGTTGGTCATGCGTGTTAGGAATCTGTTGATCAGTTTCGTGAGTTCTGTTGGATTGTCCTTGTACTGTTCTGATATGGGAGTGAATCCCCTAATGTCGCAGAACATGAAAGTCATGTATCTCGTTTCGCCACCCAGTTTCAATAGGCCGGGATCTTTCTGTAACTTCTTGACCATCCGAGGATCAAGGTAGTGTTCGAACTGTTTCTTGATCTGTTGTTTCAATCTACTCTGTGTCGCGAAGTTGTTGTACACAGAATGAGACCAAATCAGGAACACTGACAGGATTATCCAAGATGGGTCTACTAGGAATCCTTTGTTTGTATATGCCATGAATGCTCCGTAGGCAACACCTACTTCCACAAATAATAACAACGGTACAGCCAACAGCACACTGGTTCTCGGCAGTACAAGTATCAACAGCAATAATAAAAATGCCATGAACACTATCTCATATGTGTCCGCCTGTGGTGTGCGTAATAGATATTTGCCTGTTAAAAATGTGTCTAGTGCTTGTGCAGATATGTTTTGATCTGTTGTCAGACCATGTGGTGTGTACTTCAACACACTTAATCCTGCGGCGTCTAGTCCCACAACAATTATTCTGCCTTTTATTTTTTCCTTGTCAAAGTTATCAGTCAGTATGTCTGTGGCTGATATATTCTCATACATCGACGGTTCGGCATAGTTGATGTACATCTCTGCATTATGGTTCACAGGTATACCTGCCTTCTTGCTCACAAGCACTTCGTCTATGCCGTGTTGTTTTGCGATAACTTTGATTCTTTTTGATTTATTTAAAAGTCTAACATTCTCTAGTAGCATAGAGGGATATATCTTATCTCCCACACGTATTAACACAGGCATCTTTCTCACGACAGCATCGGGTTCTGGTGAAGTAACATTCACACCCATGCCTGTTGCACCTGCACTGACTCTAGCAGTGGGTGATACTATTCCTTCGAATTCATACAGCCAAGGTTGTACAACACCTTTTTCAATGATCTGTGTGGTGCTGGGTAATTCTGTGCCTGTCTCGTTTTTAACACTCATCATTAAAATGGCTTTCTTGGATTCTTTAAGAACTATTGAGAACACCGCATCTGTGTCTAATAACACTTTGCCCAATTGCTCTCGCAGTTCGTTGTTCATAGGCATGGACTTTAAATATTCTGTGCCACTCATTCTGTCTGGTTCAGCAAACAGTATGTTGTAGTTCACCAGTATGGCTCCGTTGTCTACTAGTTTTGCGTGTAGCATGGCCATCACATGTCTGGGCCACGGCCATTGTCCATATCTTTTTAAATCTTCTTCTGTGACGTTGATCACAGTGACTGAGTCACTAACTTCCTGTCTCGGTTGTACATATTGGAAGTGATCCCACGTCTTGTATCTCAAGGTCTTCACTGTGTCGCTGTTGTCTATCCTGACCCCTGTCAGCACGACAGCAAATGCTATGACCATCCATATGCTTGTGAATATCTTCATTACAGTCCTGCCCCTTGTCTAAATCCCACTATGACTGCTGTCAACATCCACAACGCAAAAACAATGATTGGACTCAACAACCATAACCACCAGTAGTAGCGGAATATGCTCTGTCCTCGTTCTAGTCTGATCTTCCTGTTGTCCAAGAACCAATGCACTATCCTCTTGATAAAACTCTTTACGTGTTCGTTGACGAACTTGGCCAATATCCAACGCACCACCCTCATGACGATCAGTATGGGAGAGCTCAACACGTCGAACACAATAAGGAAGATGTCAACACTGAGATCAACCATGTGGTCCGCAGTCATGGCCTTGCGCCATCTTTCCCTGATTGTCAGTTTCTTTTGTTCTTCCATGTTATCTCTCCTGTAGCGCCATGCCTATTCCGTTGTGGAAAGGTGTTGTCACGTAACTCAATATTGTACGTTCACCTGTGAGCACGAACACGTGTACCTGTATTCCTGGTACCAGTTGATACTGCATGTCTCCGTTGGCAAAAATTTGTGAATCTAATTCTAATTCTATCTCGTAGTAAGACATTGTCTTTCCTTGTACAGCATCCGGAGATATTCTGATTAGTTTTGCTTTGATAGGTAGATATGTGAATGCTTCACTGCTTGCCAGTTTAATTTTTGCAGATTGTCCCACTTCAACATAGCCTCTGTCCTTGACTTGCAGTTGTCCTTGCACTATTAATTTTTGATCCAGTGGTACTAGTATGGCTAATGCGTCTCCTTGTTTGACAACAGAGCCTGGATTTTTGTATGTGAGTTCTTGTATTCTGCCATCTATGTTTGCTTTGATATAGTAAGGCTCATATCCAACTCCTGGATTGATTGTAATTATGATATCACCTTTGTTCACAACGGCTCCTTGCTTGTAATGAACTTTTACAATCTCCCCTGTCACCATCGTGCCTAATTTTGTGATGTTCTTCTCAGGTATGACCATACCATTGGCCACTGTGGTAATATCAACCTTGGCTTGCCATGCCCACACAAACAGTGTAACAAATAGAATTGTCAACAAAACAAAGAACTTATTGTTTGATGAAACTGATGATTTCTGCTGTTGCTCTATCACGTCTTGCTATTGCCTCCTTTGCTTTGGCATATTTGTTGGCACCTTGCAGTGCTCTTGCCGCCAATATGTTTGAACCTATCAGTAGTCCCACGTCCAGTGTGCCTGCGATTATCTGCATGGCACCCACTGACATGATTACCACTGTCATAAGTCCTGTTAAAAATATCTCCAAGTTCGCTGTGCTGTCACTCTGCAGGCTCAGGTTGATCCTCTGTGCGGTCAGCACCATCATGATGATCATGAATATGGCCGCGATCAGTGCCGCTGTCCAATTTATGTAAAGTAACACAACGAGGAATGCCAACACAAATGGCCAGTCTATGATCCAACCTGTGATGCTGGAACTGGTTGCACCTTTGATGGTTGCACCCGCAACTTCCAGTTTCTTGAACTGTTCTCCTGTGATCTGTGTGCCTTTGATCTTCTTTGCATACGCATTCAACAATGGAGTGAAGATCCTGATGTTCAACTGCTGTATCATGCCTGCCCTGTTCTGCCTGAACCCAAATTCAAACGCCAGCAACAGAATGGCTCCCATGGCCAACGATATCAATGTTGACGTGACGCCTGATGCAAGGTACTTGTTCAATACAATTATCACAAACAGTGCAGGAGCCAACGCACAGATGGCAATGATCAAACTGCTGATCAACAGCATTATGGCCGTGACTTTGTCACGGAATAGGTGTCGTAGGAAACTTGTCATTATATGTGTATTTAATTGATTTGGTAATTAAAGGATTGGATCCACTAGGCCAAGTACCTTGTGCAATTGATATCTTGCCATCTGCCAATCTATCTGTGCGTTTAGGTACGCAACCTCACTCATTAGATGTGCTGTTTTCATGCCGAACACCGCCATTATGGGTGAGTTACCTGCTTGGAAGTCTGCCAGTGTGAGTTTGTACATCTCATCATTGATCTCAACTGTACGTTTCAGTGTTTGTAAATTCTTCTCAACCAGCACGTAGTTGTTCCATGCATTGTCAAACTGTTCCTGTGTGGTTCTCAAGATGTCTTGATGTCTAAACTGTGCCGCACTCAAACGAGAACGATCTGCATTGGTCATGTGTCTGTTCTTGAAATTGAATAACTTCCAAGTCATTGTGATGTCTGCTCTCCACTCTTCTTTTTGTGAATCATGTGTATCATAACCACCACCTAGTTCACCGTCCTTCTCTGTGTAAGACAGTTTGCCGTCTACTCTTGGTTTAAATTCTGCGTTGTCGAATGCCAGTTGTTCCTGTGCAATAGTGATGTCCATGCTGGCTATACGCAGTGACGTGTTGTTGTTGATGGGTGCACCTTGTACAGGAATTATACCAAGTACATCTGCCAAAGGTTTTGGCATCTCTGCGATGTTGTGTGGCTTCCATCTCCAGACATTCTGGAATCTCTGTATGGCACTGTCTAGCCCTAGCCTGCTGGTCATTGACAGTGTTTGGTATGTTCTGTACTGTTGTTCAATCTGTAATTGTTCCAGTTTAGATCCTTCACCTTTTTTGACTTTCTCAATCGTCATTGCCAATGTGATCTTTGCGTTAGATTCCACTTTCTTGTTTGCTTCGTGTGTGTTGTATGCTTTCTGTAGATTCAGCCATGCGTTGATGGCCTCTATAACAACATCTTCTTTTGTAAGTTCCAGTCTGTAGTGTGCCTGTTGAGCAGTTGCTTTGGCTTTGTCTATCATGGCAGTGGTCCTGCCTGCGTCCCAGATCATCTGTGTGACTGTTATTGATTTTTGTATGCCCTGTTTAGAATCGTGTGTGATTGTGTTTGCAGGATGTGTACCTTTTGCAGGAGTTCTGTCATCTTCCCAGTTGTTGCCAATTGATACAGTTACCTGTGGATAGTATGCTGTGTACTCTGATTTCAATGCTTCAACGGCCGCTTCATAATCCAGTTCTGCCGCTTTGATCTTTTCATTTTCTACGATCAGTCTTGGTAGCAATTCATGAAACTGCATCCATGTAATTTTTTGTTCAGCATCTACATCTGCCCATTCTTTCTCTGTGGCTTCTTTGACCAGTTTCTCATCTGCTTTGGCGTCCACTTCTTTTTTAGCAATTTCTTTTTTGACTTCTGGTTTCTCTATTTCTTTAACAGGTGTTTCTGCTAGTTTCTTCTCTTCAATTGCTTTCTCAACTTTTTCTTCTACTTTTTCAGCAACATCCTTCTCTTCTTTTAATTCTTTTACTTTCTTCTCCGTTACAATTACTTGTTGTTCTATCTTCTCAAGTTTTTCAACTTTAGCAGTGGCCTTGGGAGCCTCTTCGACCTTGTCCTTGAATTTCTTTATGGGATTCTCTTTCTTCTTCTCAGGTGCTTCAACGGTTATAATATTCAATCCTTCGGGTATTTTGGTTCTAATTCTTGTTTGTAAACTCTCACTGCCTACGCAATTTTCCATCACATACTTTTCAGTTTCTTCAGTAACTTCCCACTTGCAACCTCCACTGTCTTCCGCAAAGACGGCCATGTTCCAATTGAACATGATTGCTATTAGGATGTAGTGTACGAGTTTTTTCATTATGTACCAATATTTATGTTACCACGGTGACCTGGTCTGCTGTGCCTGTGTAGTCGTCCAGATCCCATTGCATGTCGTATGTGCCATCGTTGTTGTAGTCTATCTTGAACAGTGTGTTGTTGGTCAGTGTTCTTGAGATACTGGCACCATTCGTTATGGCACTGATGTCTATACTGTCACTGCCTATGGTGTAGTCCAGTATGACGTCATTGTCACCTGTTAGGTCCGATTGGTTCAGTGCTGTGTACTTGATCACGTCTGATCCGTTGCCCGTCCATATCTCGTCTGAGCCCGTGCCGGGTGTGAAAGTGTCACTGCCTGTGGTTCCATACATCACCTCCCCGGCTGTCGTTCCGTTCAGCACACTGTATCCGTCGAATATCAAACTGGTTGCGTAGTGCAGGCTGTTCAGTGCGTAGGCGTCCCAGGCATCGTTCTCTGCAAAACCGGTACCAATGTAGTGGTCGGCTGGTGTGGTTGAGTAGTACACCGCACCTGCGCCTGCTTCCCAGACTGCGTCCACGAAGTGTCCTGTGTTTGAAGTCGTGGCCAATCCCAACACGTCCGAGTCAAGGTTGGTCATGTATCCGTGGTTGGTTGCATTACCACCACCTATGTTGAACTCACCCAGATGGTTGTTGCCGGCGTGATCGCCATCGGGATCAACGCCAAAATCAGATGTGTCGTCCACCATGATACCACCCGGTCCATACTTCAACAGGTTGCTGGCGTTCTCGTCCGCTATCTGGTATGCCGCCGCTTCATTGCCACTAGCACTTCTCGTGGTGACCACGTTGCCATTGTGTCCGGGCAGGTGGGTGTCAAGTGCTGAGTCATTGACCCATCTGTCATACATCACGAACACACCACCATCATCGACCCATGAGGTCAGTGCCGTGCTGAATGGACTGCTGTTGAAACTACTGTTGCTGGAGTTGTAGTATGCTATCACGTCATAGGTGTCAAGGTTGTTGGCATTGTAGGCCTCCGCAGTGTGTCCAAGTTCTGTGATTATGCCAGCACCATCTCCCGTTCCTGCGTATGCAATCTTCTGTTTGTAGGCACCCGCTGATCCATCCCCTGATGTTAACCACCCTGCTGGATCGTTGGCACTCTCTGCCACGTCTGTGACATTAACTACTTGGTTGGCAGTTGTTGTGTTGCCGTTGCTGTCAGTGGCCGTTATCGTCAATGTGTGTGACGTCGCAGTTTCATAATCTAGTGCCGCCGCTGTTGTGATGGCACCTGTTGAAGAATTGATTGTGAATAGATTTGATCCATTGCCCGCCGTTATTGAATATGTAACTGTTTCGCTCTCTGCGTCCGAGGCCGATATCGTTGACACCGCTGTGCCTGTGCTGACATCCTCTGCCAGTGACACAGCACTGGTGTTGGATATCTCAGGTGAGTGATTGTTCTCCACAGTGATCTGCCATGAGTCTATGTCCGACGCACCATATGGATCCTGCACCTTCAACAGTATCGTGTAGGTCGTGTCCTCAGTGACTGAGAAAGCGGAGTTCAAATAAATTCTGTTGCCTGATATTTTCAACTTGCCAGTGGGATCATCAAATATCGAAAACGTCAGTTGGTCGTTGTTTGCATCTGATCCATACACGTAACCCAGGGTATCATCCACTGCCAGGTTTTCATTGACTGTGACTGCGTTGGGCATGTCCAACCATGGGGCCACGTTGACGTCCTGTTCCTCCGCCATGTCCCATATGAACTGATCCATGATGGCATCTGCCTCTAAGGAATCGTAGTAGGCGTCCTCGTTGTTGTCTATGACGTCCCAATAACTGTCATCCTCTAGGGCATAAAAATCATCAGCATTGTTGACGCCTGCGCCGGCGCCGTCGAAATACTCATCTATGTATTGAGCTTGGACCACCACCATGTCCTGAACCTGCTGGTCTATGACTTCATTGTCGGGATCCACCTCTTGAAAGAAGTCGTCCATCTCCTGTGCTATGGGCTCCTCCATCAGTGCTTTTTCTTTTTCTTCCTGTATGAGTTGTTCCACTGCTTGGTCATCGACTTGGTTCTCTTCATCGACGTTGAACACATCATTGTCCTCATTGAAACCTGGACCGTCTTCTGGATTAACTATTTCTCCATTATCCAAATTAATCATCATGTTGTCTTCTTCAATCATTTCTTCTAACTCTTGGAATTCTTCGTTGTTTTCCAACTCCTGCATCTGCTCTTCCACGTTCTCCTCAGCGAAGATGTCCTTGGGTTCTTCTTCGACGATGTCCTGTTGTGCTTCGTTCACTTCATTGAATTCTTCCATGACGTTCTCTTGTACGTCAAGCATCATGTCCTGTGGTGATTCATCTATGAACTGTTGCAGTTCGTCTGCTGGTATGAAGTTTTCGAACTCTTGCACAAACTGTTCTTGGAATTTTTCAAAGTTTTGTACAATGGCTTCAAATCTCTGCTCGACTGCTAGAACTTTTTGTTCAACAATTAATTCTTTTTCAATGACCTGGAGAACTTCTTTCTCCACAAACTCCACCTTGGCTTCTATCTCCGCGAAGTCCTCTTGCACTTCGGCAAATTCTTTCTCTATGTCTTGAACTTTCTGTTCCACGACCGCTTTCTCCTGGGCGACCACTTCGATCTCTTGTTCGATCTGTTGTACCTCTTCCTCGATCTCTTGAAATTCTTCTTCCAACTGTTGTAGTTCCTGTTCAATTTTTTCTCTTTCTTCAACAGGTGCGTCATCCAATTGTTCTTCTAGTTCCTCGATTTCTTCTGCAACTTCTTCTTTCTTTTCTTCGGCTTGTTCCTTTTCTTCTAAAACTTGCTCTTCCGCTTCTTCTAACTCTTCGGCTTCCTCTTCAAGTTCCTCAGCCTCCTCTTCCAGTTCTTCGGATTTCTCTTCAAGTTCTTCTGCCTCTTCTTCTAGTTGTTCTTTTTCTTCCTCAAGTTCCTCTTTTTCTTCTTCCAGTTCTTCTGCCTCTGCTTCTGCTTCTGCTTTTTCTTTGGCGGCTTCTTCTGTTTCTCTTTCAACTTCTGCCTTTGCTTCTGTTTTTTTAGTTGTTGCGATTGTTTTCGCAAACTTTTTAAGCACTACGTCTTTTGACAATATCACTGGAACTGTTGGTACAGTGTATGGATCAGTGATAATGGTTGCTTGGTATGCCTCTGTCAACAACACCTCACCGGAATCGTTTTTAATCATCACTTGTCCAACTGAACCATCTTCATTCGGTAACAATACTATTTCATTTTCTTCACCGTCTGTGTTGGCTTTACCCGCTACCTGTGTACCTCTTACGCCAATTGTTAATACAGGTGTGGTCACCTTCATTGCGTCAGCGCCTGTTTTAGCAATCTGTCCTGAGACGAATGAGAAGTTACCTTCTAGTACATTGGCATTCATAGATCCCACCGTTGGATCCTCGGGATCGTACACGAAATCATCTATGACCATTGTGCTGTTCGGGTCAACGGACATTGTGGTCTCATCTGCGAAAGCGATACCCACAGCGGTTCCGCCAGCACTGATAACATCATCCAAGTAGATGAAATCACCTTCGCTGAGTTCTATCGTCTGATCTCCACGCTGTATCTTGAACGCCTGTTCAGCCGTGGTGACTTTTCCGATTGCTAATGGGTCGCTGAAAACTGCCATCTAGTACGTATCCTCACTGCGTATATTTAATAATATACGCTGTTATAAAAACCACGTACTTTTATGCTAGTCTTTGAATAGTTTTGAGGTGATCTCTGCTGTCTTACTGCGTATTGCCCTGCTGACACACTCCTCCCAGATGTCGTCGGATTTGGTGTCTGCCAACTGTCCGAACACCAGTTTCTCATCGTAGTCCAACACCAACCAACTCATGGCAGGCGTGTGTGGGTGTTCTATCTCCTCTTCCAACTGTGAACTGTTCCAACTGGCCATGCCCAGCATGATCATCCTGTTCAGTGGTCCACCACCTCGGGCCACGTCTTCCAGTATCTTGCTGTCCAGTGTGAATCCCACAGTGCCTTCAATGAGCGTGTTGGTGCTGGCCAGCCTGTATTCGGTGCTGTGTAGCACTCCCACCACGTTGTTTAAAACTGGTCCACCGTAGTAGACGGGTGGATTGACTCCGGGTTTCAGTTTTATGTTGCCCTCCTGGCACACGTGTTGGAAAGTGGGCCTCTGGCACCGCTTGTTGATCATCACACCTGACGCTCCGGAAACGTCGTGCTTCCATATGAACACCACCGTCTTGGCGAATCTGGGATCAGGCATGCCAGGTGGTGCCACTAGTAATTTGCCCTGTGCATCAATGATCATACAAATACTTATTTCCTGCACATATATAGGGACCAATAAGTAATTGTGAATGTTTGAAAAAGAAAAAAAATATTTTCCAAAAATCACAGATCCACAGTGCCAGTTGAAATGGAATTGGTCAACTTTATGGCTCAACGATGGGACTACCAATTCTTGTCACCGTTGTTTGAAAGTGCCGTTGGATCCGGATAATTTTGACAATTTCCATAATCTACCTTTCAAAATCAAAGAAAGAGAAATAATGTTGTCTGGTAAATGGCCCACTGTGGAAAACGGTGGTAGTGGTCATTGTAACCACTGTAAGAGGGTAGAAGATTTTGGCGGAACCAGTGACAGGTTGAACATGCTCAAGATGCCGAACCAAACGCCCCCTGAACTCTACAAAGATCCAAAGTCCACTTTTGTGACGCCGAGGATCCTTGAACTATTCATGAACGATACCTGTAACCTGAAGTGTACATATTGTGGACCAAGGGATAGTAGCCAGTGGAAAAGTGAGCTCAAGAAGTACGGAGCACTCACAGACCCCGATGGCAATCCTTCAACAACACACGCACCAACATCAAGGGGCATGTTCAAGAGCAAAGATCAGAGAGCGTTAATGGACAAGACCAAGGACTGGCTGTTACGTAACGCCTACAAATTATCAAGATTGCACTTGCTGGGTGGAGAAACCTTCTATCAATCTGAACTGGATGAGATACTAGACACTTTGGAGAACGTAAAAGCCAGGGATCTCGAACTGAACATAGTTTCCAATCTAATGGTCAAGGAAGAACGTTTTAAATCAGTCATCGAACGTATAAAGAGACTGGTGAAAGATCGAAGGATCGGGAGATTTGATCTCTCCTCCAGCATAGACGGATGGGGGCCGGAAGCGGAATATGCCAGGACTGGACTGAAATGTGATCATTTCGAAAAACTGTTTTCGTACGCTGTTGATCAAAAATGGATGCGTCTACACGTCAACATGACCACCACATCAATGATTGTGAAGTCCGTGCCATTGTTAATAGGGAAAATTATGGATTACAGGAAACACAATCCAAAAATTACTTTGCGAGCGAACTTCCTGACAGGAACTCCGATACTACATCCATCTACCTTTGGAAGGAAAATGTGGACCAACGATCTAGAAAAAATATTGTCTGTGTGGCCGAATGAAACCCAGCAAGACAGAAATGCGATGCAGGAGTTCAAGGGTATTTTTGACTCAATACCAACAGAAATGCCTGATGAGAAGATGTTGAGATATTTTAAACACTTCCTAGATCAATTAGATAAGCGTAGAAACACCGACTGGCGGAAAGTTCTACCTCATTTAGATATCTGATCAAACTTCTTTAATTTTATTAGCAAACTTTCTAAATCGTACAGGTGTAGGTTGTTTGGACCGTCCGATGCCGCATTGTCGGGATCATCATGCACTTCCATGAACACACCCGCAACACCCACGGCCACGGCCGCACCCGACACATCGTGTCTCCATATGTACACGACCGTCTTGCGGAATCTGGGATCCGGCATGTTTGGTGGTGATATGAGCAACTTGCCCTGTGTGTCGATCATACAAATACTTATTTTTTTAAGGGGGAGTGAATGTGCGTAGTGATTAGTTTTTACCTTTATCTACAGTGGTCAATTCTTTCATCAGAGGTCCCATATCTATTTCAAAGAGTGCTTTGTTTCCATCTGTTTTAACCTGTATCTCCATAAAAATACCTTTGTTCCCTTCGACAGTGACATCTTTCACAACCAATCTCGGATATTGTTTTCCAACTAAATCTGCTCTGAAATTCCTTTTTTCAACTTCTTTATCTAATTTTTTAAAATCCATTACTCTATAACCACCTTTGTACACATGGACTATCTTTGCTCCTGCAAAATCCTGTGCCAATCTAAAAAGATTTCGGAGCATGATACGTTCTTTTGTATCACCTACTAATCCTTTATCTATCTGAATCGCCGCTTCTTTGAAACTGGCAAAGAATGCATCACCCAGTTCTGGCGTGTCCATGAAGTCATCCTCCGCCGCTGATATGTCTACTCCTACATTCCCCCAGAATTGTTCTTGATAGAACCAACGATCATCACGTGAATATGTTGCATCATCTTTTTCTTTTTGTCTTAGAGCACCTCCCATTGGTGCTTGGCCAAACTGTTTTACTTTCCCACTCTTAATAGATCTCTCAAACTTCACACGTTCCCCATCTGCATATTTTATATACACATCAACAGTAGTTGCTTTTTGTTCGGAACGCCCATCTGCGATAACTTCTACATTGTCTATCTTTTTATTGTTACTAAACATATCGTCTAATTTTTTGAAGTCTGATGAATTATTAACATAGTTTGCTATGGAGTTCATATGATCAATAACATCTTTGTCTTGATAGGTTTTTGGATCTTTCAAACCTTTAAAATCGTTGTCTGGCAGGTATGTTTGTAATGCAATTTTATCACCGGTGTCTTTATTTCTGGACATCACTTTATCGCCATTCGACTTTAAGAATTTCATTACCCCTTGTTTTATGCTATTTGCTCCTATTGGACGTTCACTCAAAAGTGCAAGGAACAGGCCCATTCCAAATAAACCTTCTGAAACATAACCTACGTTGTAATATTTCCTGTCTCCTTTAAGCTCAGGGCCTTTGTATATTTGATTTGCTTTTATTTGTGTAGGCTTCCCATCAATTTTTCCTACAAGTGTATCACCAAACTGTAGGTCGGTTAATTTTTGTCCAGCATCAGGTTGAAACATTGTTTCACCTGTATTGCCAATTGCTATTGGTTTGTTTTTTAATAACATTTGATTGACGGCGCCAAGATACTTTGGTTTTGAACTAGGACTCACTTTAGAAAGATCTGCTTCTTTCACAAACCACGGAGTCTCGAAACTTTCCTTCTTCATGAATCTGTGTATAAGGTCTTGGTATAACTTGTCATGCGATGCCTGTGATATCTCACCCTTGTCTTTACGGTTGTGTAGGTCCTTTACACCTGTCAGGAAGTCCGGATAACTGGCCACGTTGGGCATCTGTACCACCTTCTTCTCAGGTCCTGGGAACTTGATTATCTCTGCTTCTTTGGCAAACCATGGTTTCATATAGATATTTATATGCTTATGACTGGTTCTTTTTTCTAAGTGTGTCGTTTATCTTAATGCTGGTTTCTAGCTGTGTGAACTGCGTGTTCAGTATCTCACGTGCGAACCAGGCCAGTGCGTTGGTGTCCTTGGGGAAGCATGATCCTGCATATCCTCGTTGTCCATCATTGCCGGGCACCTTCATGTGTGACTTGCCTATTCGAGGATCGTTTGCAATGATGTCTGTGAACGTTTGCCAGTCAGAACCTTTGGCCGCTTTAAGCACATCATACATCTCATTCATGAATGTGACCTTGGTTGCAAGGAAACTGTTGATGCAATACTTGACCATACTAGCAGTGACCATATCTGTTTTGTACACAGGACATTCTTTGCAATCACTGTGTTCCTTGTATAATTTTTCCACAGCGTCTGTGTCCGCATTTACTCCGCCAAATACGTGCATGGGTGGATTAACAAAATCGTTGATGTAGTTTTTCTCTGTGAGGAACTCTGGATTGTAAACTATTCTCAAATCCACACACTGTTCTCGTATGCTTTGTAATTTGTATGCTGGCACAGTTGACTTTACAACCACAAGCAATCCTTTGCTGTTGTTCAATTGTTGCATCACACCTTCCAGTATCTCTGTGTTGCACTCGCCTGATTCCGACTGTGGCGTTGGCACTGCCACGAATGTTGCGTCAGGCTTGAACTTGATCAGATCCTCTATGGTGTTATCACTGTTGTGTTTGGGATCCACTATGAACTTCTGTATGTCTCGGGTGAATCCATGGTCCACTGCCGAACCCACAAATCCATGTCCTACTATTCCTAATTTCATACAAGTATTATATTGTATATTGTAAACGATGTCTATCTATTTGGTTAGGTATTTCCAACTGTATGGAAACTTCTCATCGCAGATGCTGTGTATCTGATCTGCAACGTCTCTGGTCTCTTTCTGCGTGTCAGGTTTGCATCTCAGGTTACACACCCTAGAGAATGCGTACAGTGTTCCAGACCAATACCATTCAGTCATCATTGATTGAGGTAAAACCATACGTGCCTGTTCAGGTGCAACACCTTTTTGCAATAGACTGTTGTACAGTATCAGACAGCTCTCCATTGTGGTCTCCATATTGTGATTAATTGTTTGGTCCAGTTCTACTTCTCCGTCTGAACCTTGTTTTGAATTCTGTGGTCTGCCTCTCCATGCGTCTGGTTTGTACAGCTCAGGTGGAAAGTCTACGTAACGTCTTGAAACTTCATTCCATACCAGTCCCACTTGGTGCTTTACAAGTTGTCGTGCAACGAAGATGGGAGCCTTGATCCTGAACTGCAGACTTGCGTGTGCGAATGGTGACCAGTGTTCGTGTTCTGCGAGATACTTAATCAACTTCTCGTCTGACTGTTCAAATGTTTTTTTAGTTTTGCTATAACTTACACGTGCCGCATTGACAACAGACAAGTCTGTGCCCATTTTATCTATTAGTTCTACTTGCATCATAGTCCCATTAAATCACGGATCTCAGGATTTATCATGTCTCGACCCCACTGTGGTTGCATGGTAATTTTTACTTTACATTTCATGTTGGGTATGCTCTCAACTTTCTGTACAACATCCTTTGGTATCATGTCCGCCGCCGGACAGAATGCACTTGTAAGGCTCATCAACACGTGTACGTGGCCGTCTTCGGTTACCTTGACATCGTATATCAATCCAAGGTTATAGATGTCTACACTTATCTCAGGATCATAACACTCTTTCAGTTTCTCAACTATGCGAGGCATGTACTCCTGTTGTGTAGGCGGATGTTCTTTGATGTCACTTAGATCCGTTTTAAGTTGTGGATCCACTGTTGCACTGTCGTTCGGTAACCATCCTAGTGGTGTTTCAATCATTTGCTATCCTTATTATTCTATCTATCAGTTCTCCAAGACCGTTCTGTCTCTGCATTGTCAATAGTTCTTTGATGCCTAGTGGTGTGAAACTCTCCACAGTCAGATTTGCCACTTCGCTTTTTTGTTCTCCATTAACAATATCTGTTACTACTTTTGCAGTGCCTTTGCTGATGTGTGCATCTCCGTCAACTTGATATATCATTGTGCCGTCATCTTTTGCACCACCTATCACCCATAGTTTACTTGCACAACCACGGATCCTGTTGTCGTCTATTTTTACAGACTCCGGTAGGGGTTCTAGATCTTTTGCCTTACCTATGAGATAGTGTAGCCTGTCGTGTCCTTCTAGCAGTTTCAAATTCTCCCCCATTTCTGCTATTTTGTCTGTTATCATTTTTTTTCTGTTTTAAAAGGCAGATTTTTTCCTGACAGTTCATCTTGCGTTGCTTCGATGTCTTTCTTCATTTGGAATCCATATCCCTCTCTACCCAGTTGGTGTATCTTTGGGTCGAACTGTGAATTCTCACTTGCCTGCTTTTCTCTTTGCTTTTGCCATTTTGATTTTTTCTTCATGTTATTTGTCCTTAAAATATTTTTCTAGTCTCCCTTGTTCTCCTGAATGTTTTTCATAGTCAGGCATGGGATCTTTCTTTTCTGACAGCACTGCCCACTCTTGCGACCACTTGCCGTTGAACTCCACCCACTTTGCTCCTTCTTCGTCTGTGTCAGGCAATATTGCATCTTCCGGACACTCCGGCTCACAAACACCACAGTCTATGCACTCGTCGGGATTGATCACCAGCATGTTCTCGCCCTCATAGAAACAGTCCACTGGACACACTTCCACACAGTCAGTGTGCTTACACATTATACACTTGTCGTTTACTGTGTATGTCAATGTACTAGAGTTTCGATAGTGACTCGAGCTTATCTTCTGCGTGTGCAAGTATCTCAAGTTTCTTCTCAGCAGTCACAACATAGTCTATATGTTCTGCGACACCAATTGGATTCGCCAGGAATACTCTCAGATCTGCTTTCGCTACTTCAATATCGCCTTCTAATTTTTTAATCAATGCTTCTTTGATCATTGTTTCTCCTATGTGTAATTGTATATTTAATTGTAGTACTTGTCAACTACCAAAAATATTTGTCTTTGAAGTCCAATAATTTCCTTATGCAGACAAAATCGTCTAAAAAATAGTGGTTACTGGTATGGCTCCTTACATCGTGTGTGTACTCTTTGTGTTTGGTAAACCATAACACGTTTGTCTTCTCTAAATCAAATTTATTACATACAGAGTCCGCCTCACCTTTATACCGATTGTAAGTGTAATCAACTGCAAATTTTTCTATTAATCTTAAAAAGATGTTTGGTTGTAGTTTTTGATAGTAACCCCATTTTTGTTGGAAATTGGTTGCGTCATTTATTGTTTTTTTTGACCATCTCCAAGCAGGACGTAGGTCATGTATGGGCCATGCTTTATTCATACTAAAATACACTTCGTCAACTAGATTTAAATCAATATCAACAACATCTGTTGAAACAGGAGACCAAGTTAAATCAAGTCCTATATAACAATTTTTACTTCTTGCTTCTTCTATCTTCTTTACAAGAGTTTTGTTGTCATACCACGGAGACGGGTACTCAAATAAGACATGCTGGTTTTCTTCTATATCCTCGAAAGCATTTTTCAATTCTAAATTGGTGTCTTTTGTTACCTCTCCGATGAAATAATAGTGCTTTGGTGCGAGATAAATTTTGTCCTTACATCTATTGATAAAAGAATCTAAAAAAGTTATTACACCACTGCCGTAATTGAAAGATTCAAATTGGTCAATATTTCTAAACTTTAATATGTTTGAATTTCCAATCCATTCTTCTAACTTTGCTCTCACTTGCTTGAAATCTAACAGTTGTTTGACGTCTTTTACTTGCAGACTATCCACAACATCTATAACAGTTTTGTCTTTGGGAGGTAGACACCCTGCGAATATGTATTTGTAATCTTCATAGATACTGTTGAAATTTTTTTCCCTGTATGGATTTCCTCTTGTATTCTCTTTTGGATTTTCAAATTCTTCATTAGCAATAAGCCAAGCGGCCTTTTTTAAAGTATCATTGGTTTGTTCAAGCACTACTTCCATAGACCCTGTATATCCAAAATATAAATTATTTTTTATCTTGTCAACAGCATCGTGGTGATTTGATTTATCGATAGTATACTCCAATACCTTTACTTCGTTAGTGAAGTCGCCGTCATTTATCTTAAAGTATTTTAATGTTGCAAACGATTTCGTGTCTGTTGGATCTTTCTTTGAAAAGTTTATTTGAAGTACATTATGAACTTTAAGTAAGTGCCCGTGTATTGTATTTCCTATAACTGAACGTCCGTTAATTTTAACATCAACTGCACAATCACCAACTAAATCAAATGCATATTCAATTTTTTCAATAGGAAAGTCAAATTTCATTACTCTGAGAGTTTTTTCTCTAACTCGTAGTAACCGCCAAGATGTTCACCGTCTAGCCAAATCTGTGGCATGGTCCTTGCGTTAGGCACAAGTTCTAATAGATCCTGTATCTTGTGACCTTCTGCTATGTTCTTCTCTTCGTACTCGATGCCTTTGTTCTTCAGTAAGTTTTTTGCTTTTGTACAATACGGACAGGCCGGCTTGCTCCATACTACTGCTTTCATTCGTCGTCTCCTAACATTTGTTTTGCCCTGACCCATCCGTAAAACACGAGATCGAACCAAAGCCAGTTTATTATAAATCCTAATTTAGTGAAATGCAATCCTAAAAGATATCCTGGCAGGAAGAACATCACAAGCCAAAACGTGAAAAGGTATCGTCTTATGTAGTTACGTGGTATTGCCCAGAACAGCCAATTGCTAATCATACTATTAATTATTGACTTTGTCTAGCAAGATTCTGATCTTTGGAATCTGCACTATGCCTTTGACGTGTAAGATAAGTTTGTAAACAGGAGCAAAAATCCAGTGTGCGTTAGTAAGTCTAGTGGTGTAAATGAAAAAACTTTGTATTATGTCGAAGCACTCCTCTACGTCATTCTCGAGTGCATTGGCTTTGAGCACGTCTTGAGAAAGTTTTAACAGGATTGTGTTGAATCTCGCACACGCATAATCCAGTGTTCCGGTGTACTTGTCTATGTGTCCGGGGGTCACATCTTGGATGAAATCAACTACAGCCTGATTCCTCTCAACGTAACTTCGGAAGTCCATTACTGCTTCTTGACTTTGACCTGTAGTGGGAAGTTCTCCTGTCTGGCCGCGAGTGTTGTTTCAATACCCTTCTGCTCTGCCACTTCATGAACATAAGAACCAACGATGCCCTGTCCGTCCTCGTGAATTTTTCTTGTAATGTTATGTGCCTGCTCAGGTGTCTTGTTGTAGATCTGTTTGAGAACCTTTACAACGAACTCCATAGTTGTTATACTGTCGTTGAGGAATATCACATCGTACATTCCAGGCTCGTCTAGTTTAATTTTTTCTTTAGTAAGTGTTTGTATATCTGTCATATCTTGTATCATCCATTATTATAGCATATCTACACAAGTTGTCAATTATGGAAGGGTGGCATATTACCACCCTATCCACTTTGCTTTACTTGATTTCGATAGTTTTTGCTTTCTTGTGTTCTGGAATAATTCTTTCCATACTCACTTTAAGCAAACCATCTTTAAGTTCCGCACCTTTGACCTCAACATCATTAGCAATAGTAAATGTTCTTGTGAACATTCTTTTTGATATGCCTCTGTGTTGCATTCCGTCGTCGTATTTCTCAACTTCGTCTGCCGGATCTTTGTTTGGTTTTGATTTTACAGTGAGCAAGTTTTCTTTGTACTCAACTATGATGTCATCTTTACCAAATCCTGCAAGTGCAAGTTCTACGTCATAGGTGTTCTCACCAGTCTTCACTATGTTGTATGGTGGGAAATTGCCAGTTCCTCTGAAGAAACTGTCGTCCATCATGGCATCGAAGTGATCGAACCAGTCGTCAAATCCTACTGTGTGTGGTCTTAGGTTATTAAAAATAGATAGATGTTTTGTCATTGCTGTCCTCCTATGTTAGCAAGGTTAATGTATGAAGATCCTATCTAAAGCAATCTTCAACTGTATTTATTAT